TTGGCTTCTACCTCGATGTAATCCTCATCATAGGTTTTGGTGCGGTTAGGGTCGCCAACCAGCAAATTTTTGTTGTAGCGGGTCTTACCGTTGTTACCTAAAATTTCGGCGTTTAGACGGGACGTCTCGCTCGTTTCACTGACTTTGTTTTTGAGGTCATTAAAGCTTTGTTTAATCGATGGGATGTCCTCTACCTTGATAGCATCTGTGATTTTTTTGATGGCTTCTTCTGGCAACGCTAGGTTTTTTAGGGTTTTTCTAAATTCTTCAAGCTCTTTATCGGTGCGTTCATCAACTTCTTTGATTTGTTCTTTTAAGGTCTTGAATTGCAAGCCTTCTAGCTCAACCTTCTTTTTAAAGTTATCAAATTCAAGGTTAACTTTGCGCCAATTGTCTTCCATCTCCTTTTTGCCAGTCTCGATACGTTTCTCGATGTCCTGCAAAAACTCTTGGAAGGTCATCCCCAAGCCTGTGATGGTCTCTAAAGATTCATCTATCATGTTTTGGACAGCCTCTTTACGAGACCGTGACTCACGATTTTGGACAGTGCTGTAATCACCAAGTGTTACGACTGACCTGTTAAAATTAAGCTTGTCAATATCAATCTCATCAACTCGAGTTTCAAAACCTATTTTTACCTCGTCGTAGATAATGGCTACTGAGTCACCTTTCCACGTCTCTGGACCAATATCTAAGATTTCCGCCTTGTAGATTCTGATAGGGATTGACAAACGCTGCAATTCTTCCCAAGTGGCTTTTAAGAGTTCCGCCTTGTCCTCGATTTCTTCGTTGACAAAGACACCCCAACGATGCTTTAATTCGCCATTTTGAGACAAGCCGTATTCTTCCCTTGCACTATCTAGTGCTACAAAGTTTTGGCCAGCTGGTTTGTCTATCGGGTCTCCTTTTTCAACCGACCAGACAACATCAGTAAATTCAATCCTGCGTCCATAGCCTTGCCGCCTTTCTTCCTGTGGCAAGTGTCCCTCAACATCTTTAGGCTCAGCTTCCTCATGTTGGATTTCTTCGCCTTTTCCTCGACCAATCAGGCATGTCACAATATCGTCCGTTGACTCCTCGTAGACGACTTTAAGCAAGTTACTTCCATGCTCAAATTGCTTACCTGTAGGTTTCCCAAAGCGCTTTTTAAGGTCGATATAACGACTGGTTATTTTGTTTTGGATAAAGGTATATCTGACATTAAACTCGCAGTTAAAAGCTTCCACAACTTTAATCAGAGCTGCTCTTGGGCTGATGTAGTAATAACTAAGCGTTCTAACATTAGTTATTCCCTCAACTTTGCCAACCTGATAACCAGTGCCTTCTAGAGCGCCAGCAATGCAAGCATCTGCGGACGATTGCCTAAATCGCTTGTCTTTGATGATGGCAATGGTATCAAGATCACTCTCTGCTTTATCTAGGCCTTTGTAAAACTTGCTATCTTCTAGGTTGTAATCAATGACTTTAAAGAGCTTAAAGACCTCCTCTTTTAGGTTGGGGTCGTAGTTAAAAAAACCAAAGTAAACAAAAGGCTCAATGTCATAGTCAACTGGCACTTCAAAGCTAGCTTGGTCCCAATCATTGTTTTTGACCTTAAAATGCCACGAGAGTAAGTCATCAGTGCCAACAGTAGCGACTAAGCGCTCCAGTTTATCAAAGAGATAAATCATAGATAAACCTCCCTAAACTCTGCGGTTATGGTGGCATTGGCACACTGTAATGTATTATTACCAGGTAATAGCTCAAAATACCTACTATTAACCATATCTAAATCGCCAAGGATATTGCGTCCGTTCTGGGTAATCTTACCCGTGGCCATATCAATCTTGATTTCGTCAGTGGTATAAGTACCAGTCAATCTGATATACTTCTGACTCTCGACATGTAGCAGATTAATTCCCTTAGTTGAAGACAATAGGTTGAGGGTGATAATAGGTTTAGTTTTTACTTGACCTTGGTAATTGATGATACCGCCTTGTAATAACTTAACGTCTTTAAATTTGTAAGGATCGTAACAGATAATTTCTATCTCAACCACTGCTTCGCAACGTTTTTCTTTGAGATCGGGGATTTTTTTTAATTGCCCTAAATAATAACAACCATCATCATCACTAAATTCAAATTTTGTAACTTTTGATTTGACTAGCAACGCATGTAGATTACTAGCTAACTGTCCAAAGCTACTAACGTCACTCGCCTTTAGATAGACTGTCCAGGTAAGCTGTAAGCTATCCTTGTTTTTTTGATGATAATAAGCACCATATCTCCCTAAAACCTCTGTAACTTGATGATTGTATTCACCCGCATGCCTTCCCTCAATTTTGATTGTTTTAAAAGAGGCAGAGTCGCTTTTTAAAACATCTTCAAGCAACTGGCCATTGACTGTTGTTGTCAGCGGCAAAAACGTGACTTTGCCATTGACTATTTTTCTAAACATCTCTGCTCCTTTCTAAAAACTAGACGATTTTAAACGTAACGCTTCGTCTTTACGCTGTAACTCTGATATTTTATCTTTGAGTTGTACAAGAGTCATATTACCAAGCATCACGGTTAAATCAATGATCTGGTCTTTATCTCCGTTGGCCTTTACAAGCTCTATGAGCTGTTTTAATAAAGCTTCTACTTGACGATTATCAATAGAGATATTCGTTTGATTAACCGACTGATTAGCTGACGATAATTCTTTGATAAATCGAGATTCGGACGAAATCCCCACACCGTGAGCATATTTAGGGATTCCCCTAGAACGCATAAAGTCCTTTGTCTTACTTGCTCGTAAAACCTTAGTACCTTTTGGCATATCAGGCAGAAGGACATTACGGCCTTCTGGTATGAAAGATAATCCATTTGGATAAACGACTAACTCACGATAAGTAGGCCCTTTTTGGTCATTGACCAAGGCAGGTCCCCCGCTGTGATAGTTTGTACCGTTTTCCAATCCCACAAAGTTTTTGATGGCGTTTATTCCGATAGTGATTGTTCTAGGAATACCTGCTAAAGCTCCTAAAACTTGTGATACAACACCACCTGTATTATTTTGTGCATTGATATGTATAGGTCCATTTTGTTTAGGACTGTTAACAGCTCTATTTGCACTAGCGACAGGTCCAGCTGTGCTATCTTTACCAAACATAGCTATTGGAGTACGTTGTTTTGGGCTATTAACAGAATTGTTAGTTTGTGCCACTGATGGTCCAGTCTTATCAAGACCAAACATATCTATTGGCAATACCTGTTTAGGACTATTGACACTTGCATGTGCTTGCGCTACAGTTGGTCCTGTTTTATCTTCTGCTTCAATCGGACGCGGTGGTCCTGCCACAACGCTGTCAAGGTTTTGTTGTGCTGTAGATACTGGCAAAGGAGTCCCATCAATTGCCGTAATTTCTTTACTTGCGACTGGGAGGTTGTTCCAGTTTTCTAGCATTTTTTTAGCAGTACCAGCTTTATTAACAAAATCTTCATTTTTAAGAGCAAGCTCTTTTTGTTTTGGTGTTAATTGATTCCAAATTTCCAGTAAGTTTTTACTTTCGTAAATTTTGGCCAGTCCCTCATCGTTTGTAAAGACCAGTTTCTTCTCTTCTGGAGTCATTTTTTGCCAATCACCATTTGCGATCAATGCTTCTGCGATTTTAACTCTGGCATTTGACTCTAAGTTAGCATGCTTAAGCATAAACTTGAGCTGGTTCCAACCTTCCTCTGATTGAGAGGCTTTTATTACCTCATCAATAGCATTAGACTTAACCTGAGCTTTCTTCTCGTCAAAGGTCAGCGATGTCCACAGTGCATTAGCTTCCTTAGTCTCTTTAGACATATTTGCTGTTGATTTTGCTAACAAATCCAGATTAGCGCCGCCTTTTTTAGCAGCTGCATCCACTTTATTAGCCAGCTCATCATAAGACAGACCAACTTCACGCAAGAATTTTTTAGCCCGTCGACTATTTTCCTGGATGTTAGTTGTCCAGTCTTTTAGTCTAGCTCTTTGTCTAAAGTCACGAGCTTCAGCAGCTTGAGCGTATTTTTCAGCTAAAGCATTCATGGTGGCTTCATGCTCATTTTTAAGACTTTTCATTCGACTGTTATATTCTTCTTGGCTAATAGCCTCTTTATCAAGAGCTTCTTTGAGAGATTTAGCCTTAGAATCGTATAATTTTTTCTCTTCTGAGATAGCGTTTTCCAGAGCTGTCATAGTTTTTTTGAGCTGAGTCTCATTTAATGTTGTCACATCGTTGTTAAAGGCTTTCATCACCGATAAAGCCTGCTTATTAGATAGACCCATAAGCTCTAGTTTTGCCCTAACTAACTCTTTTTGAGCATTTTCGACAATGGATCGCTCTTCAGCAGTGAGTTTTCTCACGTTTCCGTTATGGCGATTGTAGATGTTCTGGATTTCATCCACCATCAGACGAGCATTTTCAACTACTCGGTTGTTGTGCTCTTTACCCTTGGCTACTTGCTCAGCTGTTAGTCCAATTTTATCGCCAAGCTCTTCCATTCGTTGGTTAGCTTTTGTTAACTCATTTTCTAGATCGCCTAATAAGCCCTTGAAACTATCTTTTACCCTTTGGATGGCAGGAGAACCTATAGCATCAAATCTAATCATTGATTCTGTACTCTCATCTACTTTACTTTTAAAGCTATCTAAAGCTTGACGAGTAGTGCCAGTTAAAGTGGTCCCCCACTCCTCAGACTTCTCTCTAGCTTTATCCTTAGCGTGATTTAAAGCAAGTAAGACACCTGTTAAAGCAACTGTCCCACCAATTAACAAACCGATTGGATTTGACAATAAACTCATAGTTGATGTTAGACCGCCAAATTTTGTGCTGGCACCACCAGCAGCTGCACCTGATGCTTCAACTGCACTCTCAAGTGCTTTTAGTGCCGCAGCGCCTTTTCTAGCACCAGCAAGTCTACCAATCCATTCAACAAGTTTGCCGACACCAGAACTTGTTTTACCGATTATACGTAAAAATGGCGAAGCTGCAGCTGTTCCAGCGATGAGATAGGCAATAAATCGCTTGGTTTCAGGATTCGCATTAGAGTACGCTTTAGCAATATTACCGATGGTTTTAAACATTGGCTCTAAAGCATCTAGTGCATTTGATGCAGCTTCCATTAGTGGACCACCGATTTCGATAGCTATATCATTGATTTTGTTTTTAAAAATCTTAAGTTTGCTTTGGAAAGTCTCATAGCGCTTGCTAGCTTCGTCAGTCAAAGCTTTATTTTCTCGCCATGCCTGATTAGATACATTAATAGCTTTTCCGAGCGTCTCAGATGCCAAACCTAAAGATTTAAGCATGTTAGATTGACGGACACCACTTAAGCCAAGCTCATCAAGCACTTTTGTGGCACTTTCGCCTTTTTTGTCAAGTTGACCAAGACCTTTTATAAATTCCTGCAAAGCAACAATAGGTTTTTCTTTCCATGCTTTAGCAAAATCTTTTGATGACATATTGGCAATTTGAGCAAATTTTGTTAAATCTTCTCCACCATTAATAACAGCTGTTTCAATTGCTGATAATGTTTGAGTCATAGCTGTGCCACCAGCTTCTGCTTCAATACCAACAGAGCTCATGGCAGTAGCTAATGCTAACATCTCTTGGTTGGTCAGACCAGCTAATTTTCCAGATGCAGCAATACGGTTAGTCATCGCTATGACGTCTCGCTCAGTTGTCGAAAAATTATTACCTAAAGCTACAACAGAACTACCAAATCTAGAGTATTCCTTGGATGTTAATCCTGTAATATTGGCAATCTTAGCAATAGATGATGCTGCTTCTTCGGCACTTAGGTTAGTTGATTGTCCCATGTCAATCATGACACGAGTAAATCCTAAGACATCTTTTGTTTTGATACCGAGCTGACCAGCTGCTTCTGCTACACCAGCGATTTCAGTTGTTGAAGCTGGAATTTCTTTAGCCATTTTTCTAATGCCATTAGATAACCTTTCGTATGAATAGGTTACTCTTCCGTTGGCATCTCGAACCTCATCAACAGTCTTTTTAACACCAGTAAAAGCTGTGTCAAAATCACTAGCAGCTTTAATACTGAGTAGTGCTCCAGCTCCAAAACCTGCGCTAATCCATTTAGTTTTATCTGCGAGTGTTTGTAATTTCTGGCCAAAAACATCAATCTGCTTGCCGCTACGTTGTAAAAAACCAGTAAAGCCTGTCTGACCAGATGCTTCTTGAAACGCTTTTGAAACATTTCCTAGCTGAGCTTCTAGTTGAGCTAGCTTGGCATTTTCTCGCTCAATTTGCACGGCCGCAGCTTCCCATTTAGCAGTACCAGGGTCAAGTTTGTCAAAATCAGATTTTAAACTTGTTAAAACCTTTTTTTGAGCAGTAATAGCTTGGTTTAGTGATTTATACTTAGCTTGTAGTAAACCAACATTCTTGCCATTGCTTTTCAATGCTGTGTCAAGGGCTCTAGCCTCTGCTTTGAAGTAGTTAACAGCCCTTTTAGCACTCTGTAGTTTTGGATCAAATTTTGATGTATCAAGACCCAATTCAATAAACATGCTTCCTAACGGTGTTCCTGTTCCCATATTTCCTCCTTTCCTCAAAAATTAAAGGCCTCAAAAAGAGACCTTATCCTAACCGTCCTATAAATTCCTCTAAAGTCATGATTTTTTCTTTTTTCTCTGATGCCCCTAAAACAGCTAACAAATCTTGCCAATCAGTTTCCATGACATCCTTTACAGACATGCCAAAATCAGAGCGGATAATGTCTTGAGTAAACTTATAGAATTTTGCTAAAGCCTCTTTTGGCTTTAGGCGTTGTCCTTTGGGTCATCTGGGTCTCCACCAATCAATTTGACATACACATCTGCTAAAATACTGTTGAGCTCGTACATATTAAGCTTGTCATACATCATATCAACTGTTAGCCCCTCAAATAGCCCAACGATAAATTCCAGCTGACTGTCAAGTTTTGCATACTCTGGTGCATCACTATCAGATAGCTCTTGTTGTAAAACAAGATAATCGCGATAATCACGTACAGTTAAAGGTTTACATTCTTTAACTACTTTCTCGCCAGCATCATTTGTGATTTTAATTTCTAGGATTGCCATTTACTCTTCCTTTTTCTTAGTCTCAATAAATGCGTTTACATCTTCAGTTTTTAAATCAAGCCCAAAATCACCAGTCTGAGGACTAGCTGGGCTTAGTCTTTTTTTACTTTCAGAAGTTTCTCTAACTGTTGAGCATTAGTTCCTTTACCTTCAGCTTCTTTATCAAATGCCCATCCAACATATTGCCCCTTAGCTTCACCTTCATCGCCAGGTTGTGCTGTAAAGACGAGTTTTTGACTGTCTAACCCTTCGTTTTTCTCTTCTTTGGATTTCCATTCGATGTCATCCATAGAGAATGTGCCTTTGAAAAATCCAAGGTAAGCTTGTTGTCCGCCTGTTGCTGGTGCTTCAAGTAATACAGATACTTCTGGTGACTCTGTGTCTTCACCAACAAAAGTCACACCTGTCGAAGATGAACCATCTTTATATCCTAAAATTTTCTTTAGAACATCAAATGGGATGTCGATTGCTTCCGTTTCCATTTTGACATCACCTACACCACGTCGAGAGGTGTAGTAGGCAATATCTGAACCAAATGTTTTGACGGGTTCTGATGCTAGTCCACTAATTTTAGCAACCTTAGTAGCACCTTTGTCTTTTGTTCCTTCGATGACAAAAGAGTTTGTTTTGTCATCAAGGATTGTGATTGTCATGCGTTTAAATCCAATTGCTTGCATGTATTTCTCCTTTAATAATCTTCGTAAATATCGCTAAAACCCCTAAAAGTTCTAGCATCTAAATATCTGCCAGTATCTCGATCAAACCTCTCAAAACCTGCATCATTTTGATAAAAACCAATCTTTTCCAGTTGTTTTTCAATACGACGTTGCAAGTCTTTGCATTCTAGTCTAGATGTGCTTTCAACCTCAATTTGGTAAAGAAATTTTTTTGATAAGGCTGTGTCAGAACCAAAAGTTGATTGTTTTGGCGCAGTTATCGGCAAAATGACAATGCTTGTCTGATCGTCTAGCAGACTTTCTGATTGTTCAAAAGATTTTATTTTGACTAACTTTAAAACATTGTCTGCTTTTAACAAGTCAAACACTTCTGCTAACATGTCTCTAACCATCGAAACCTCTTTTCAGCTTGTCACGGATACCTCTTGGATAAATAGTTTCCAAAATATCAGAGTAACGACGAATAACACCTACACCGCGCCTATTGTGTTTCCAACCGTATTCTAGCTCTTGAAGATGGACAATATTCCAGCGCGGAGTAGTGAAACCTAATTTAACTTTAGGGATACCATCTTCTCTTCTTACACCCGAAACAACTGCGCTCTCAGTGGTCTCTCCTGTCCGCTTATAGATAGAGATGGCAGATTTAAAACTGGGTTCTAGTTCTTTGCCAATTTCTTTTAGCGACCGATTAACTACCCTGTTAACTTTCGCAGGGCCTAATTTCTTTTCCATATTCGCCAGAAGTTCTTCAACACCTTTTAAATTTGCAAATCCACTCATACTAACCTCCAGCAACAATGATTAAAAATTTTCTGTCATTAAAATCTGTTCTGACATCTATAATCCCTAGCTTTCCTTTGATACGACTATCTACAATCTCTACAAAATCAGAATTACTCGGGTGGTATTGATTTAGTGGATCACGTATTTTCAAAGTCATCTTTGCTTCTACCTTACGCATGTTAGCAATCTCAATGTCTTTACTACTAGGGTTATAGACTTCCCCTCGTGTTTTGTAGACTAAATCTAGCTTTGTGTCACGACCGTCTAGGCTGTCATCTGTCGTAGAGGTAAAAAACTTAATAGCTGTTTTCAACTCGCCATTGCCAGTCTTTATTTTTTTGATGCTTTTACCGTTAATCATGGAATAACTCCTCATCGTCGTTATATTTATTAATCAGATACAACGTTTCGATTTCATCCGCATAATTTTTTTGGAACTCATCCAAAGCATCATAGTAAACATATCTAGCTCGCTCAAAAGCTAGCTCTATCAGTTCATCGCTAGCTTTTGTTGCGCCAGTTAGATTAGCAACAGCTTTGATGCTAGCAGAAAGCATAGATGACACATTTCTGTCTTCTTCTTCGTCACTATCAAAAATTCTCATCCTTGTTTTAAAGGCAGCTAAATATTTTTCAGTGACTTCCTGCGCATCAATAGCCATTATTCTTCCTCGCTTTTCTTAGCTTTAGTTGCCTTCACTTCTTCATAAAAATCAGCAGGCACACTTGCTGAAAGCTCATCAAAACGAGTCTTTGAGACCTCGAAAACTTCGCCAACTTGCCGAATGATATTTTCTTTGTGATCTCCAAATGGTTTTAAAACCCTTAGCTTCATGTGTTACCTCCTAGCCGCCAGCAAGTGTTAGCAATGCAGCAGTGTGATTGTCTTTAGCCTTTCCATAGAAATAATTTTTAGTGAGATATAGCTGCAAATCTTCCATGGCAAATGTTTGATCATACTCTTCGATTGTTGATGCAGTTGCCATAAATGCATCATAACGATTAGCGACAAAAGCAATTGCTTTTCCTGCATCTACTGCAAGAGATTCAAGGATTGTGATACCGTGCGGCAAAACAGTGACATACTCTCCAAATTGATTGCGTGACGTAAACTTTGCTTCAAGTGTCCAGCGATCCTCTGGATTCAAAAGTAGTTTAACTTGCCCAGCAATTTTTAAGGGATGTTTTTTATCATTAACGGATAAGTGCTTCATTACCGGTACTAAAAGCTCTACGGCTGTGTCTGGATCTAAATCAGATAAATCTGCGATTGCTTTCTTGTCTTCTTTATAGGTTGTAATATCACGACCTGTTGATTGATCCACGGTTGGTTGAGATAAATCTTTGACAAGGCCTACCGGTTGCAACAAACCATTCCCTTTGACAATGGCAAGTTCTAATGCTACAGCGATAGCTTCTTTCAATTGCTCTGTGATAAATTGTTTGATCCATTTAGGGCCAAATTTAAGAGCATCCTTAGGAATAACCACAAATGCTGTAAGTTTGAATTGACTAAAGTCTTGTTCTTTAAAGGCTTGTTTCAATTGACCTTTAATTTCTCCGAAAATATCACCCCAAACAGCAGTACCAGAAGTTTCTGCGGTAAGAGCTTTTAGACGCAGACTAGTGTTTTTAAAGTTGATAACTTTTAATAGTGGATGCTCAGCAACTAAATCATCAAACACTTGGACCATTGTTTCTTCTGGTAAAAGTTTAAATTTATCTTTTCCGCCAACATTTTTATCAATGTCGTTAAAAAACTTGATTTCTTCTGCTGTTAATTCACGGTTTTTGTCTCGCAAATCAAACATGCGTTCCATTTCTTCTTCGTTTTTGGCGAGAATTTCATCACCCATCGTGGTAAAGGCAGCTTCAAATAGCTTTTCTTGTTCTTCTGGTGTTGCCCCTGCTGAGATTTTTGCGCTCAGTTCGGCAACAGCTTCGCGGTATTTTGGTAATTCTTTTAAGTTAATTGCCATGTGTTCTCCTTAATGTCTAAAAAATAAATTTTGCAAATGGGGATGAGGCTTTTTCTTTAAGCTCAGTCACCGCATCGCCTATAACTTCTGTTAATTCATCAGCGTCAATAGATACTTTAAGCTCTGATACTGGTCGATTTTTATAATCGTTAATCATTGGCTCAACAATAGCTTTGACACGAGCTTCAAAGTCATCATTTTGCTGATTGGTTTGAGCTTTTTCGTGAGCTACCATGTTTTTAAATTCCTCGATTTTATCCTTAGGAACTATATCAATACCAGCTACAAGCGATGGCATCTCATTGTATAAAATGTCATCAATAAGACCAATCTCTTTAGCACTATTTGCTGTAAACCATGTTTCTGCATCTAGCAACTCTCTGATTTCAGTCTCTTGTTTGCCTGTTTTTTGAGCGTACATTCCAGCTAGCGAGATACTCGCATTTTCGACAACTTCGCTGTCATGTTTTAACTGTCTGTAATCTCCATAGCTACCCCAAGAAGCGTTATGGATCATAATTTGAGCCATCGGTGATGCTTTGATAACATCACCAGCTAACATGATGATGCTAGCAATGCTTGCAGCTAGTCCTGTGATAACAACTTCAACATTGCCTGGATAATCCTTTAAAGCAGAGTAAATTTCACTACCTACAAAAACCTCTCCGCCACCGGAATTTAGTCTGACTTGGATGTCTTCTCCACCCGCACTGTCTAAAAAGTCATGTACTTGTTTAGCAGTAATACAAGGTTTTTCCCACCAATCGTAGTACCACTTGTCCCCCTCGCTGACGACTGGGCCATTAAGTTTCAACTTCTTCATCTACTTCACCTCCTCTCTCCAGAACAGATTCATAGTTCTTGGTCATATAAAGAACTTTTCCTAAGCCGTCTGGCAACTCAGGAAGACCAATTTCCTCTCTGACCTCATCAATAAAAACAAAGCCAGAAGAAATCAATTTGTCCGCTTGACTGGAAATCGAAAATAAATCATAGTTTTTTAATCCAGTGACTTTGATAAAAGACCCTTCAAGCGTTTCGGACTTGTCAAAGATAGCGTATTCTAGTCCGTCAACGATATTTGTAATCAGTGACTCAATAGGCCCTTCGAGTAGTAACTCATAGTTTTTTTGATTGTCAGCTATATCTCCATGCAATAAAGAGATTGGAATACCAAGCATTTCTGCAAACTCTGCCATGTATTGATCTTTTAGTTTTTTGATGTCATCTACATAGGATTTAACAGACCCTGTGTTTTTTGAACCATATTCTTCGTAGTTAGTGTTAGCAGTAACTGGGATTCCAACAACAGACTCTGTTCTAATTTTTTCGATAGTGCGTTTGAAAAAATCTTTGTCTGATTTAGGCTGTCTCCCACCGTCACTATTTTCTTGAGCACGCTCTCTTACTTTGTCTTTAGGCGGTGTCATGGTAAAGCGTATTTGATTGGCTATTTTCTGGTTATTAATGACATGACCAAGCAATTCCCCATACTCTTCCCAAAGTGACTCAACTTTTAACATTAAATCGCTATTATCATTTTTTAAATAAATGACTTGATCAAAAGTAAATATCTTTTCGTAGGTTTGTCCCTGCACTCGTGACACTTTAAATTTATTTCCAGATAGTTTTTTATCCTGTGTAAAAGCATCTGCCACGTAAATGCCCTTGCCTGGTATGACAAAAATTAATGTTTCTCCATCAACTAAAAGCTTCTGGATTACTTCAACCCAAAATTGGGATGCCGATTGGTTAGGATTCGCTTTGGTGTTAATCCAGTACAACCAATCTTTTTGATTTTCGGTTAATTTTTCTGGAGCTTTTATTCTAAAAGTTGACTTAGAAATTATCCTTGCTAAATAATTGACACATTTGTAGAGAGCATCTTCTTTTAAGACGACATTTGTTAATTTTTCTGATGTCGTACTTCCTGAGTCATCATCTGACAGTGTTCCAGATTTTTTGAAGGAAAAGAAGTCTAAAATCCCCATTTAACAACCTTTCTAGGTGCTATTTCCCATAAAAATATTTGAAATGGCCTTAGAATGGCTATCTCAGCACCGTTTTATATATTCACTTTACCTGTTTTTACTTCCCCTTTTGCCGAACTTTTTAAGACATATAAAAAGCACCTAGTCAGGTGCTAAAATTTATCTTCTATTGGTTCCAATTTGACTGGTATAATTTTATAATTTTTACCACATTTTCTATCTTCAAATGCTATTTTAGCTTTCTTTTCTGTTCCAAAAGTCAAAGCCTTACAGTCACTAGTTCTTTGATGTGGTGGACTGTATCTATAATCAGTCCCATATACAAAAAATCCTGTCTTTTTATTTATAATGCAATAAGTCTTCATTGTTAATACCACTCCATAATATCATCATAAAAGTCAGCATCACTCGTTATTTCCAAAGTGTCTGCTCGATACATGGCATACTCAAACGCTTTAAAGCCATCTGTCTTGCGTCTAGTATCTTCTTTTTTGACGTACTCAACATTCCCATCACTTTTTAGACGACGTAAAATATTATGTGTATACCAACGCATCATATCGTTATGACCAAAAATAACTTTATGGTTAGCAAAAGCTGTTTCGATTCTAGGCGCTAGTAGGCTATCAATAGCTCTAGGATTTCTAACAATTTCTATTTGATAGCCTGGTGGGGCAGTAAACGTATTTTTTGACAAGACCTCAAAGCCTTCCCTCTCAAATAGTGGTTTTAAAATTTCCATGCGGAAGTTATCTGACACGATACGTTGTAAATCATATCCTTCTTCGTCTCTCATTTTTACAAACCAATCAACAATATACTGAGGATTAATGCTTGCCTCATCAATAACAGTCAGTAAGCCTTCTTGTTCCCATTTTTTGATAGGGGCAAATTGTCTCTTACCGTTGATAGAGTCTTTGCGCTTAGAGTAACCGTAGTAGGTATCAACAAATTCTTTGCGGACAAATGAGTGACTTAACCAAACATAGTCAGCTCCATTTTTAAATAAAAGACCAACAGCAGCAAAGTCACGAATGGCAGCATAGTCTAATCCACCAATGCAAACTTCACCTCTCATATCTGGCAACTCTCGTTTAGTTGCTACAAGCTCCTCATGACTGGCAACACTTCTTTCAACGTCCATGACTGGAAAGTCCATGCGCTTTGTCATAAACTCTTCACGATTTGACGGATCTTCAACCATTTCTTCGTATTGCTCACAGACCATATCAAACAACTCTTGAGCATAGTCGCTCATTGGCTCGTGGAACATCGGATTAGCTTTTTGCCATTTTTCTTTATCATCCACTTCGTGCTCTTCATCGATTTTGCAGATAAAAGGAAACATAGAGTTCCATCTAGCGTTACCACTCAACACTTTTTTAGCTTTATCCTTCATCGAGTCAATAAAGCCCTCTCTGACATAGCCATCAGTGCCGATATAAAACTCTCGAGCATTTTTTACTTTCCCAAGACCCGACTTATGGACACGGACATCTTTGTTAGACTCATATTGATGTATCTCGTCAAAAACAACCATACCATCACGAAGACCATCTTTAGTATTACCGTTAGACGTCCTAAAGCGCATCACGCTATTAGTATGTATTGATTTGATTTCGCTTTTGGTATTGTAGTAAATCTCTTTTAGCTTTGGGTTGCTCTCAACTGTGTTGTAAATTTCGTCAAAGCTCGTCTTCGCTTGGTCCTCGCTATTAGCTACCAAAGAAACATTATAGTTCTTTATTCCGTGGAATGGACTCAATAAGTAGGCTATGATTCCAGATATTAAACCATTCTTACCACCACCACGTCCCATCATAATCAGTATTTTTTTGTAGACATTTCGATTGGTCTCTGAATACCTTAAAAATACAAAAGAGATGATAAATTTTTGGAAATTTTCCAGTTTAAAGAACCATTTTTCAATAAAATTGATGCAATTTTTTATGTTTTTTTCATCAAAAAATATCTCTTTTTTGTCTATTCTTGGGACAATTTCTCGGTAAATGTAAGCGACTAAATCCTGTCTCTCTTGATTAAAAATGACCCTGCCTTTTTCAAAATCATCAATGTAATCTTGGACATATCCAATCAATCAAGACACCTCCTAAAGAAACTCCGATGGGTCCGCAAAATTGGTATTATTTTGTTCATTTTTAATCTCTTCTTTTTTCTTCTGAAAAAATTCTCCAAGCTTTATGAGCTGTTGATTTATCTTGGTTTTTTCCCCTATTGCAGAATTTGCTTTCAAGAAACTTTGAGCACCATTTTTCACTAGAATCATATACCCATTTTCTTTGAGTGACTGGTCTAACTTTCGATAAATTTTCACAAGGTTCAAGTACCTTTCAACAATTTCAACCTCGAAGGAACTCTCCTGATCAACGAGTCCCAAAAGCTCTTTTTTTAATTCAGAGATTTTCATTTTTCATCACTCCCCCCCTACCTCTAAATATGTGCGCAAAAAACACATTTTTGGTCAAATGAGCCTCCCACCGGTTCCACGGCAGCAAAATTGAGTTGATTTTTTTCGACCGGGGGGTATCCTTTCATTTTTTATTTTCGTTACCATTCAAAAGTCTCATCATCCCAGCGGTTTTTCTTCTTTTGATAGCGTCCATGACGCCTGTTATGACAGTCTTTGCATAGAGTCCTAAGGTTGGCTAAGTCTAAGGCTAGCTCTGGATAGTCCTTAACCTCTTTGATGTGATCCACTTCGAGGTTTGTTGTTGTCCTCTTGCCATTCTGCCTGCACCAAATACACTCTCTCTTATCTCTAATGATTGCAATCTCTCTGAGTTTCCTCCACTCTGTCTTGTGGTAGAAGGTGCGATACATAGACTCTTTGCTTGTCGTATCAATCTTAATCATTGGCAATTACCTTTTCGTAATGCTGTCTGTTAAGCTCAACAAACCAATCTCTCACATTTTGTTGTGTCTGAGACTTAGCATAATTGAGATACTTTGCACCAGCGCTTGTCATGTTTAGTATGCGATGCACATAAACATCTTTGATAAGCTGCATCATGTTGCTGTCAGTATGATTTATCATGTAGCTTATGGCTGACAGCCAGGCAAAGTAAATGCGACAGTCAATATCATTAAACCTATTGAGACCTGTCTTTTCCTCTTTCTCCTCGAGCATCTGTAACAATATAGAGTTTAATGGATTGCCTTGAGACTTCTTATAGTATCTTTGTAGCCACATAATGTGATGGCTAAACTCTTTTTCTATTTTTGTTTTTCGCATTACATTTCCTAGCCATAAATAATAATTACTTTTTAAAACATGGATAATCATGTTCCTTTTTAAATTGATTGTGATACTCTAGCCATTCAGACGGCACCAAGCTTCCTTTGTTAAAACTCTGATACCATTTCCAAACCCAGTCAATTCCCTTTTGGATGCTTTTTGGTCTTACTTCGCAATATTTGTTAGCGATAAACATTATCATTCCTTTTGGCGCTATTTTGTACATAACAATCCACCTTAGTTAACTTAATAAATTTCATTTCGCACCTCTATTTTAAAATTTTTATAGTTTAAACGATTGAGACAACTTACAAAGCGACATATCTAAACCTGGATTATCGTAGTATTCAAGTGATACTTTGCGCTCTACTAACTCATCAATTGACTGAATATCCTTTGTATGCCAGTTAAGGTTAAGAGATACTAAGCCTGCTCTGCTATTTTTGAAATTAATTCCGTTTAATATCACTTCTGGTACAGATTCATTACCTCTAAAAATAATTGTCAACTCTTTTATCGGTTTGCTTAATTTATTACTTGGATATGATTTACCATATGGATAACGTTTAGGTCTCATTTATTTCTCCTCTCTCAATGTCACATATCTTATATATTGTTAAATTCCCACATAGCGACTAAATCAACTATGATTACTGAGCCACAGTCAAATTCCTAAAAAGGTAATGCAACATTTTTTAGTTTTGTGTTATTAAGTAAAACTAAAAAAATATTATAGGCTGAAATCAGCCACTGCATCATCTATCCGTTCTTGGTTGATACCTATGTATCTTAAAGTTATATCTGGCGAAGAATGATTAAACATCTCCATCAGCATGGCTATGTCTTGAGTCTTTTGGTACATGTGATAACCAAATGATTTTCTCATGCTGTGTGTTCCAATGTGATGTATGCCAAATTGCTTAGCAGCCTTATTTAGTATTTTCCATGCTTGCTCTCGACTTATTGGTTTCTTCTGGCCCTCTTTTCCTGGCTCAGTACATTTTTTTTGGCTCTCGAATAAGTAATCCCAAGGCTTTAATTGCTTATCTTTGATATACTTATCTATCTCTCGTCTGAGAGTTTTATTAATTGGAAACCGTTTTTGCTTACCTGTCTTTTGCTCGATAATATCTATATAGTTGCCAGCAGTGACATCCTTAACTTTGAGAGGTAAAATATCACCTATTCGCAAACCAGTATTTAATCCAAACAGTAACAGTAGAAAATTTCTTGGATTCCAACCTTTCAAATAGTCTTTCATCATATCAATCTGATCAGTATCTCTGATTGGCTGTACTATCTTCAAGCTGTCTCACCTCCTACAAACAAAAAGACAAGAACGGATTGTCCTTGCCTTTTCCTCAGAAATAATGATATTCAAATCGTTTCAACAGTTCCTTACTTCTGATATTCAATAATTCACGCTATCATAATAACTTCTTTTTTGTGGCACTACAATACGCTTTTAGTGCCAACCTTTCAATTTAGCATAAATTTTTAAAATTGATTTACGCTTTCTATAAACTGATGACTTGCTGCAGTTGATAGAAAACATGACTTCCTCCCAATTATATTGGTGACCAAGCCAATGCAAAGAAAATATTTCTTTTTGCTCATCATCCATTACCTCTATTAGCTTTTGGACAGTTTCTTTGAAAATGTCCATGTTGCGTAAAGTGAGGTCATCACTCCATTTTTCCACAATCATATCTGGATGATTGAGAAGACCGTTTGTCCGATAAGTTAAAAAATTAATACCATCTTTTGACATCAATTCCATCTGTCTTGTTGCAATAGATTTGTCAATATCTTTGAATTGCATCAACTCCTTATCGAGTAAATCGTAATCTTTTTTGGATAGTTTCATTTTTACCCCACTTATCACTGCCCCTTATTTGTGATGACTTCGCCAGATGTCTGTACCTCAACCCAGCCATGTTTATACCTAGCTTCGGCTTCTTTCATTTTGATTAAATTGTCGGTGATTGATGCAGCCTTTGTATTGTTGGATTCAGCTTCTCCTTTGGCTTTAATCACTTGAGCATCCGCCTCTGCTTGAGCCTGTATTTGCTTGGTTTCAGCTTCAATTTTAGCTTTTTCTTTGTCTTGTTTAGCTGAATCTACTTGCTTTTGCTTAACAGACTCATCTTTGATAGCTTTTTCAATTTCATCTCCTGCATCTTGATCAGTTAGGGTTACCGATACAAGCTCAATAGATTCTTTCGCTAACCGTTCAGATAATGATTTTTCAATTTCTGCATACAGTTCATTACGTTTGGAGCCTAGAGCTTCGTAAATATCATAGTTAACTGTCACTTGCTCAACTGCTCTTTGAACGGCTGCTTTTATGAGTGATTTATTGACATTTTCCATACTCTGATAGTCCTTAAAGACATTCATAGCATTTTTTTCAGACACTCGATATTTGACATCAAGTGTCGTATCTAGCCATTGAGCATCCTCTGTTTGAGTGGTAATCTTTTTGATTTTCTTTTGTTGCACACTGGTAGGCATCTTGTAGATTTTATCAATAAAAGGCACTTTTAAATGATAGCCAGTTGATAGTGTTTGCTTTTGCACACCCGAAGTTGCAGATACCTTTACGCCAACTGTGTTCGCTGGAATACGTGTTACCGCAGTTGTTCTAAAAAATACACCACCAATAATAAGAAATGCGACTGTAAATACTAATTTTTCTTCTTTTTTCATTTTTATCCTCCAAATGACTTATAGAACTGTTTTCCAGATTCTTTCCACTTAATCAACCTACCACACTCATCATTTTTCCAATCATTTGGAATACGAGCTGATGGGTCCTGAACCCTGACAACTTTTTCTTTGATAACAATTTGAGGTTTTGTATCCCATCCTGCAAGCCATGCTGGTTCTACATTAAATGCCAATGCAATTTTCTCAATCTGTTTTAAACTTGGATTTGAATTTTGAGACTCATGGTTAGCTATCATATTTTTGTGAACGTGGGCTTTAGCAGCAAAAGCACTTTGAGTTAAGCCTAATGCTTGACGTAAGTATTTAATTCTTAACTTCATCCGATTTTAACCCCATATTTTCTACGAGATAACCGGGCTCTAGCTACCCTTCTCATATCCTTCCACGTCACATCAACAACTTTTTGAGTTAGCTCTATATTTGACTGCTTGAGTCTGGCAATACAAGTTTCGTTATCTTCCAACTCTTTATAGCATCTGCTTCTCTCTGATTCTAAAAAGTTGATATAGTCAAGGGTTGACTGTAAAGTTTTAACGCCACTTATATCTATGACTGCGTCGCCATATTCCCTACTGCGATCGCTGCGTGAGTATATCATATATCTATTTCCTCCTAAAATGGTAAATCTGGTTCTGGTCCATAGTCTGGCATGCTATCAGCTAAACTGCTTGTGTTTGCAGTGTTATCACGCTTCTCCAAAATCTGGAAGCTTTCTGCGACAACTTCCGTAACATAGACACGTTGTCCTTGCTGGTTTTCATAATTACGAGTCTGTATGCGTCCTGTTATTGCAATCAATTGCCCTTTTTAGCCCAGTTTGATAAATTCTCGGCAGACTTTCGCCAGATGACACAATTGATAAAGTCAGCCTCTTTTTGCCCATCTTGATTTTTAAAATTACGATTAACTGCTAAAGTAAACTGTGCGCAAGCTACTTGACTTGGTGTATAGCGTAGCTCAACATCTTTTGTTAAGCGGCCAATCAAAACAACGTTATTGATCATTTTTTATAATCTCCTATGCTATTTAATGCTTGTTCGTAAACTTCAGATAGTCTCTTGTCAAAGTGGATATAACCCAACTCGCACATAATTGTTAGTGCATTTACTTGTTCAAATCGCAAACCTTTAATGTATTTTTCTTCTAGGATTTTTTGGACAACAGATGACAACTGAACATCTGAAATTCCTTTTTCTTCCCTAATTTTTTCTAAATTATTCATTCCCTCACCTCTTTCGCAAATCCTTCTCGCCATGCCCAATCGAAGTCTTTGCGGATTTCTGATTCGGTGAGTTTTGCATTTTCGGCTGTTAGATTTTGACTAAAATACAAAGTGTTTTTACCGCGTA